ATCGAAGATTACGGCTACCGCATCTGGCTGGAATGGGCGCGCAACGCCGTCGTCACCACCAAGGCCGAAAGCCAGAAGGACAGCGCCGACATCTTCGGCGAGGCCAAGCCGCTGCTCACCGATTGGATCATGGAGCTCACCCGCGACGAGATCATCGCGGCATTGATGGCGTTGCCGTCCGAAACCCAGCCAACGGCTGGCGTTCGCGTCAACGGCATTCTCTACAATCTCGCGACCGCAACCCAAAAAGGCCAGTGGCAGTTGGACAACTCCGATCGTGTGCTGTTCGGTGCTTCGACTGCAAACCGTGTTGCGTCGGCGGTGGCGACCGACCATACGGCGTCATTGGTCAACGTCGATACCACCGCGGACAAATGCACGGGCGCCAATCTCTCCCTGCTTAAGCGGGTGGCGATGGGTGCCAATCCTCGTATTCGGCCCTACCGCACCAAGGACGGCTACGAGTATTACGTCGCGTTCTGCGGATTGAATACGTTCCGCGATCTTAAGATTGATCTCGCGACCGTGAACAAGGATGCCCGCCCGCGTGAGAATATGGGCACATACGGCGCACCCAACAACCCGCTGTTCCAAGATGGCGATCAGCTCTATGACGGCGTGATCGTGCGGCTGGTGCCGGAGATCAGCAGCATGGTTACCTCAACATGGACGACGCTGCTCACCGCAGGCGCGGCTTCGGCACGTGTCGAGCCGGTGTTCCTCTGCGGTCAGCAGGCCGCGGTGATCGCATACGGGCAGATGGCGAAGCCCACCTTCAGAAAAGAAGATGACTATGGCTTCCTTACCGGCACGGGAATTGAAAGTGCTTACGGAGTAGGGAAGATGTTTGCCAAGGTGCCGAAGGCCGGCACTGCATTGAAGCAATGGGGTGTTGCCACCGGCTTCTTTGCCTCGGCTTCCGACTAATCTTCATCCTTGAAGACGGGCGTAAACGCCCTTTTGTTAACCCGACATCGCGGGAGGAAATACAATGCCTTCACTATTCGACGCGAACATCCCCGCCCGCGATATCGGGGCTTCGGTTATCCAAGTCGTCGCCGGTCGGGCCAATCCGATCGGCGGCGTTTCTGTCTACAGCGTCAAGATCGGCCGATTGCCGATGGGCGCGATCATCACGGCGGTTTCGACCAACGTGGAAACGGCCATCACCGGATCAACGCCGGCATTCAGCATCGGCACGACGGCCGGCGGTGCCGAGATTGTCACCACCGTTGCGTTGACGGCCGGCAGCTTGAACACGGTGCCGCTCGCGGCGCTGGTGCAGCCGCTGGCGGCCGATACCGATGTCTGGGCCAACATCACCGGCACCGCGACGGGGGATGCCTATGTCATGGTGCAGTTCTACAAGTTCGGGCCGACCTGACATGGCGCGGATCACTTGGCTCGGCGCGGACGAATGCCTCTGGAACGAGGTCACGTTCCCTCCCGGCGTTCCGGTGGAAATCTCCGATCAGTACATGCTCGGCAAGGCGCGCAATAACCCGTTCTTTAAGGTGGACGATGTGCCGGCGACGCAGTGGCGCGAGCCCGAAACCGAAGCGGACCCGGCGGATGTTAGTTTCTTTGACGATCCGCCCGGGGTGGATGAAGCTAATCCCCAGCCCTATACGCCGATCGCCGCGGCCGATCCGCCGCTTAAACGCAAGCGCGGCCGGCCGCCGAAGGTGAGGCACAATGGCGAGTAACTACGGCGAGTTGAAAAGCGAGCTGTCGGATCTGTTGTTCAATCAGCGGTTCATCGCGCGCTACGATCGCTTTACAAAAGCATTTGAGGCCGACGCCAATTCGCGGCTGCGGGTGTTGCCGATGGAAACATCGGTCCTGCTCACCACCACGCTCGGCGATGTGGCGTTGCCGAGCGACTATCTCACTTGGCGCACCGTGCGGCCGACGTTAACGGCGACGCCGGGGGCACCCTTCGTGCAGCCGTTCGTGGAACTGGATTATGTGCACCCGGCCTATCTGCCGCCGGTGGGCCGCGGCTATAACCGGCTGTTCACTATCGAGGGCAACACGTTCAAGGTGCGGCCGGTGGATGATCGCGCCGGCGCTTATGATTTCCACTACTACCAGAAAATCCCCACGTTGGTTGGCGCCAACAGCAACAGCAATTGGCTGTTGACCGAATATCCCAATGCCTACCTATTCGGGCTGACGGTGGAAGCAGCCAGCGACGGCCGCAATGCGGAAATGGCGCAACTCTACAAGGCGCGGCGCGACGAGGTGTTCCAGGAAATCACCCAGCGTTATGCCCTCACCACCGGCGCTACCAGCCCGACGGTGCGAACGGGGACGTATTTCTGATGACCATGATCTTTGATGGCGACGGTAACGAGCTTGCCGATATCGCGTTGTCGGAAAAGCAACAAGCGGTGCTTGATCACGACGAAGATATTGTTGTGATCTACCACACACCGCAAATGCTGCGTTATATCCTGGGCGAGCAGTCGGGGACATTCATGCTGCACAAGCGTGGTGATCGTATCATCGCGGCAGCGCCGGATAGCTTGCGCGCATACGCCAATCTGCAGCGCGCGATCAAAGTTGCGCGGGAGCAAGCCTGATGCCAGCGCAAAAGCTGCCGATCGAATTTGGCGAGTGGCGGCCAGACATCGCGCTGCTTGATACCAAATTTGCCAGCGAGATCGAGAACGTCTTCGCTGGGGCCAATTCCTATCTGCCGTTTCCATCGCTGCAGGCGTTCGGCATCACAGCATTGCCGGTGCCTGCCTGTGGACTGTACGCGGCGCGCACGCTGTCGGGCGAATGGAAAATCTACGCCGGCACGCCAACCAAACTCTACACGTGGAGCCTCGGCGGCTGGGTTGATGTCAGCCGCACGGTCGGCGGGGCCTATAATGTGCAGTCGGGCGACCTGTGGATGTTCGAACAGAGCGGCCAAAAGCTGGTCGCAGTCAATATCAATGACGACGTGCAAGTGATCGATATCGACACCGGCACCAACTTCGCGGCGCTGGCCGGTTCGCCGCCGCGCGCCACCAACGTCAAGCAAATCGGCGATTTTCTGTTCTTGAGCGGGCTGGTTGATAACGTCGGTTACAACAGGCGCAGCATCATCTGGTCGGCGATCAACGACATCACAGGATGGACCGTCGGCCTTAACCTCTGCGATACTCAACAGATGCCAGACGGCGGCCCGGTCATGGGCGTTGCGGGCGGTGAGATCGGTTATATCCTGCAGGATCGCGCCATCCGCACGCTGCAGTTCATGCCCGGCGACACCACGTACATCTTTAGTATCTCGCGGGTGCTGGACGACCGGGGATGCGTGAGCAAGTACGGCTTCGACAGTATCGGCAATGTGCTGTATTTCGTGAGTGAGGACGGCTTCTACAGCATGACCGGCCAGCAGGTCACGCCGATCGGTCAGGACAAGGTCAACGAGTGGTGGTTGGCGAATTCCGACATGACCCGGCGCAACGTCGTGCATTGCCTTGCCGGTGTGAACAAGCCCCGGATTGTGTGGGTCTATCACTCGGGTGATGCCGCACCAATGTACGACAAGCAGATCATCTTTGATTGGAGTAACGCCCGCTGGGCCAAGTCTTCGATTTCTGCTTGGGTCTGGGGATTGCTGGCGTCCGACAGTCTCGATCTCGACACCACCGGCCCGGAGACTGGCGATGCTCTCTTGGACAGCACCGCGCCATCGCTCGACAGTTTCGGCTATGTCGGCGGCCGGCCGCTGATCGGTGCCATTAACTCCGGAGGGTTTCTGTCGGCGCTGACCGGGCCCAATCTGCCGGCCACCATGGAAACCGCCGAGGTGCATCTGTCGCCTGGGATGCGTTCATTCGTCAGCGATGCTTATCCGCTCGATGACAGCCGCGACGATGCATCTGGCACGGTGGCGGCCGGCACCCGCGAGCGGCTGCAAGATGCGTATGTGTGGGAAACCCCGGTGATGATCGAAATCACCGGATCGGCCGCGCTGTATTCGTCAGCCAGGTTGCATCGCTTCCGCCGCTTCATTCCGGCCGCCACGGTGTGGACGCACGCGCAGGGAGTGGTGATCGAGGCGCAGCAGGACGGTACGGTTGCATGAATGTCTGGGCGCCGCCGCCATTCCGCGTCAAATTTGACGAGGCTCGCGACCCCTACACCGCGCGCAATGCGCTTGGCATTACTGGTGGTGGCGTATCCTCGGCTACGCCCCCGCTGTCGATTACCAGTGGCGTGATTTCGATCGATCTGACCGGCTATCAGCCGATCGATGCCGATCTGACCGCAATCTCGGCACTGACTGGCACCAATACGATCTATTACAGGAGCGCCGCCAATACATGGTCACCGGTTAACGTCAGCACCGGATTGGCATTCTCGGGCGGCAACCTGACGTGCACCTTGGCCGGCGGCAATGTCAGCAATGTTGGCACCCCGGTCAGCGGGCAATTTGCACAGTGGACCGGCGCTACCACGATCCAGGGCATTACAGCCGCGGCGGCGGGTGCCGCCATCGCTCCGGCCTGGACCGCCTACACGCCAACCATCACGGCCGGTTCGGGCACGTTCACGACGGTGAGTGCGACTGGCAGATATTTGACCATCGGCAAGGTCACGCACGTCAAGATCGAGGTCAACATCACGACCAATGGAACGGCGGCCGGATATATTGTCGCGACCTTGCCCAATACCGCCGTCGGGTTTGCAGCCCTGTCAGGGCGCGAAAGGAATGTGAGCGGGAAAATGCTGGCAGGCATGATCGGTGTTCTCAGCAGCACGACCACGACATGCGTGAACTACGACAACACCTATCCGGGTGCGAACGGCGCCAGTTGTCTTTTGAACGGCAGTTACGAGAATACCTGATGATCGATGAAATCTATCAGATCATTCCAACCACGGATTTCGTCGCACGCTTCACCAATCAGGAATACCTCGCGCTGGAGCGGCAGCGGGCGGCGGATATTTCCAATTCCAAGGTCGGCTACAGCAAGAACTGGGACATCCTGGTCACCAGCGACACGATCTATTTTGGCCGCCAGAAGGCGCAAACGCTCAAGGCGGATTTGGTAGCAGCCGGCGTGCTGACGCAGGCCCGTGCCGACGAAATCTTTAGCTAAGGGGTACAACAATGCCCGGTGAAGATATCTACTCATGGTCAACGACGGCGGCGACCAACGCCACCGCTGATACAGGGATAAACTGGGCCGAAGGCCAGGCACGCTCGAGCGTGAACAACTCCGCGCGCTCGATGATGGCGGCGCACGCCAAGAACCGTAATTTGACCTCTGGTACGATCGGCACCGGCGGCAGTGCTGATGCGCAAACCTTCACCTCGGGGGTTGGCTACACCAGCGTTCCGGCCGGGCTGCGGGTGCTGTTGACGATCAACTTTACCAACACTGGTCCCGCCACCTTGAACATGGACGGCATCGGCGCATTGCCGATCGTGACCGGCCCTGGTGCGGCAGCATTGACTGCGGGCATGCTGGTTGCCACCACCCACGCCGAGTTCATGCACGCGTCCGGGGTTTGGTATTTGCTGGCCACGACGGTGCCGAAACTAAGCACCACCGGCGGCACGATGACTGGCACGCTCACGGCCCCGACTCTGAATGCCACCACGTTCAACACCTCGACCCTGGGGGTGAGCGGCAGCGCCGCCATTACCGGCACGTTGACGGTCGGCACGAGCATGTCCTTGTTTAGCAACGCAGCGATCTCGTTTTTGCAGTTTGCTGCCACTGGCTGGAAGCTATCTTTCGATCCGGCAAACGGATATTTGTATTACCTCAATTATGCCGGCACCCCGCTGTTTACGTTTGCGGGCAATGGCGATCTTGTGGTGACCGGCTCGGCCGGCAAGCCCGGTGGTGGTCTGTGGGTTGATAGCTCCGACGCCCGCATCAAGACCGTGCTCGGCGATTACAATTCCGGCCTGACCGAAATCAATCAACTTAATCCGGTACGCTACACCTTCAAGGGTAACGATAAGCCGCGCGACACCGAGCAGGAATTCATCGGCCTGGTGGCGCAGGAGGTGGAGCCGCACATGCCTGAACTGGTGAAGTACAGTCTTGGCAAGGTGGACGGCAAGGATGTCAGCGATCTGCGTATCCTCGACACCAGCGCGCTGATCTTCGCGCTGGTCAACAGTGTGCAGGAATTGACCCGGCGCCTGGAGGCGCTGGAGGCGAAGGCTTGAGGCTGCTCCCGATCCCGATCGATTTCGACGCGCTGAAAGCCTCGGCGCCGTTGTGGTTGCCATTCCTGCCGTCGATCGCACGCCGTACCAAGGAAAGCGTGTCAGAGATTATCCGCAAGGTCGCACACTTCGAGGTGCGGCTGACGCTGCTCATGGACGATGACGACAAGCCGGTGGCGCTGTTCGGCGTGCGTCTGCACATGCGCGGCAATGACCTGATCGCCGAGTGGGTGTGGATGACGGGGCAGCGATACAAAACCTGGGCGCA